GTACGAGCACCAGATGCTGTAGTAGAACCTGTGCCTCCGTTGGCAACAGCCACCGTACCCGTAACATTGGACGCTGTACCTGTTGTATTTTGATTGAGCGTTGGAAAGTCCGCCGCCACCGCAATAGAAGGAACACCTGTAGTCGTTGTGTTCTTAAGAATGCCCGTAGCAAGACCAGCCAAAGATGTACCATTAATCTTAGTAACTGTAGCCGTTAGAACTCCCGCTGAAGCAGCAGCCGTAGCATCTCCCGTAATACTGATGCTTTGATCGCCCGTATTTGTGCCAGAAGACGTACCACTAAACGTACCGTTTTGAGTAGCCAAACTGCCTAAACCACTAATCTGAGAAGCCGAATAATCTCCTGTGGTAGCTACAACAGCACCAGTGCGTCCAAAGACGCTGCTAACGCTATCCGTCAAATCAACTTTCTGCCAAATAGACCCATTGCTGATAATCCAGTCGCCAACGGCAAATTCAATACCAAATCGTGTTCCAGCAACACTTACAACATAATACCAACCTTTTGTGGTAGATGCTGGAGGATTGGCTAATGTTGGCGAATTTGTCGCCGCATCCCAAGTGCCTTTATATGTAACAGAGCCAGCAATTGAACTGGCTAAGATTGTGGGATTGTAACTTAGGACTTGGTCAAATATGCCAGACATTTTAGGTATGATTTAATTCAGAAATGGTAATGATGCCTGTTCCGCTCGTAGCAACAATCTTGGCGGAAGTAGCCCAAATTTTGCTCCAAATGCCAGAACTACCATTGTAAATTAAATGACCTGTAGAAGTGGTAGGAGTAGTTCCATCAATCATAATTCGCGCATCACAACCATCAAGTGTCCACCAAACATGAGTGGTTTGATCGTTGAGTGCAGGAGATAGGATGAAATTGGCAGCGGTAGTTGTAAGCGTATTGCTGCGAGCCGTGGTTCCCGACTGGGGAATCACTTGCATTGGCCCGTTGACTATGCGTGAGTTAGCCATTTTTAGGTGGTAAACTGAGACATCGTGATGGTTGCGCTTGTACCACCAGAACGAACAAATTTAGCAACGCGAAGAGCAGCAGCACTAAACCAACCTGTATAACCAGCAGCCAAGATGTGACCATTGGATGTTGTTGGGGCTGTACCATCAAATGTAACAATCACGGGAGCAGTTTGAACGGTAAAGAAACAAGCATTAGTCTTGTATTCAAAGTTGTCAGCAAAACTCACCGCAGTAGCTGCTACTGTGATGGTTTGACTGGCATTTGTATCGTTCGGTTTAGGATAGAGATTAACAACGTAGCTATTCATCGGCGGAAGGAGCGGGAATTATGGGTTGAGATACGATGGGCCATCATACCAGTTGCGCGGCTAACATCGGTTTTTTGAAGTTGGTCATCAAGAATGCCTTTTGCGATGTTTTCTTCCGCAATTGCCTTCTCATTTTGACCATCTTGACGTAAGTAATCAGCATAAACAGCATGAGCCAAATGGTCAAGAAATTCGTATGGAATTGTGATGCTTGAATTAGTATAGGGGCCGTCCCACACCATCTTATAGGTAACGTAGGTGCCAGTAGAAGGAGCCGTATCACCAACTAGATGAGCACCTTCAGCATTGACGTAATACTCAAGTTCTGGAGCAGAATAGAGATAGAACGGCTGGTAGGTCTTGTGTATGCGAAGAAACGTATCAATGTCTGATTTGCCAGCTTGTGTAAATGGCACAATGTTAGTGTTAAGCGTAGCTGTTCCACTTCCGCTTCCTACACCCGTAGCAACAAAGACTACGCCCACCGTGTTAGCCGAAGCTCCAATAGACACAAAGTTGGTGCTACCTACGACAAGAATTGTGTAAGTTGTTCCTACAACAAATGATCCAGCATTAACTGTAGTAGTGCTTAGGTTGCGAAGTTCACCGGCAACTAGATAGCGCGGCCAATAGTCCGTAGCCTCGTAAGCCATATTTGCTCTGCGATTGAGCAAATGAACAAAATAGGTGAGTTGGTCTGCGCTAGGAGTAAATACACCGGACAGCCCTTTAACCCTGTTCAGAAAGTCTGTATATGTTGCGTTAGCCATTAGATTTTATTGGGGCTTAGATGAGGGAAGCGTTTCTGATAGTCTTTCATAAAGCCACGGTCGCGCATAGCCTCTGCTCCGTATTTATTACGCATATTGAACCACTCCCATGCTGGAGTGACTGCTACACAACGAAGGCTCTTAAAAGCGTCTTTCTGGGCATTCTTAATCTTCTCAGCGTGTTGAGCGCAAATCTTTTCGCGCTCATTTTCCCAAGCCTCTTTGAGTTTTACGCCATAACGTAGTTCATTAACTAACGCACGGTCAGCATCACTATTCGAAGTCCGTGGTAATTTGGTAATAATTTCCATAAAAAAGGCTTGTGCGGATTATACCACACAAGCCTCTGGGGGTTTAGCTGACTACCAATTAGGCAACCGCTGTGATCTTGCCGTGGGCAAGGGGCGAGTGAACCTGGAGGGTGAGAGCAGCGTCAATGAAGCCGCGCTCGCCACCGCCTTGATTTGGAAGACGGGTGCTACCGATGCTCATCAGCTCAGCGATACCAACGTAGTCTGGGTTGATGAGGTAACCAGTCGCAGCGGAAGGCATACAAGCTGGGTTACCGTTGATGACTGTGATGAGGCCGAAGTCGCTGTCGTAGGTGTTGACCGAGAGAGTGATCTCTTTGTCGGTCGCCATCTGATTGACATGGAACACGTTCTCGCTGGAGTTGCCGTCAGAACGGGCAAAGCCAGAGACGGTGCGACGGAGAGTCGTACCAGCAACGAGCGTGAGCGCATCGACTGTGCCTGTCTGCGAGAAGATAGACGCAACGAGGCTGTTGAACACGGATTCTGTGAGGGTCGTGCCAGAGCCGTTGATCGACGCTGTGGGCGTACGATAGGCCGAAGGAACGTCGCTGCCAGGGGTGTTGGAGAGCCACAGACCGAGACCACGCATAGCATAGGCGGTTGTGCTGCCATCTTCCACAGCGCGGTCTTGCGTACCGCAAACGGTGGCTTCGATGTCGCGCTTCATTTCGCGGATGGCTTTCGCCTCGGCTTCAGCAATCTTGGCTGGGCCAACGGACTCGACGGCGTCCTGCAATTGCGACACCATGTAGTTCTTCTGGAACAACTGGACGTAATTGCCGAGACGGGCGCGACCAGAGAATTTGTCCGTGAAGGACGAGATGTCTTGACCTTCGCGAACGCCAGCAGTGACTGGGGAAGCGAGAGTATCGACTGTCCATTCATTGAATGTCGCAGTGGCTTTGCTCTTCTTGGCGAGCGATGTGATGGGTGTCTCTTCTGGCGCGAGGATCGTCAGAACGTCTGTGAGGTCTTCGCGGTTAGAAACGCCGGAGCCTGGATTAGTAATGGAATAGGTATTTGAAAAGGCCATGATAATTAAGATTTAGTGTGTTGAAGAGCACGAAGTTTTGTGAAGTCCTTATAACTAGACGATTTTCCAAATCGTTCGCTGAGGTCTTTCAAAGCCTTGTTCTGACGAACTTCTGGCTTGAGGGAGTCGGAAGACTGGTTAATAATTGGGCTGTTCGGAGCCAGTTTAACGGACGGTTTAGCATCCACTGGCCGACGAGCATACAAACTATTAGCCGCATGAGCTAGGAGATACGGGATTTGTGGAGCCAAGTCAGGTAGAGCCTTCTCTAAACCCTTCAGTCGCTCATCACTCATCATGGACTCGTATTGCTTACGGATGTCGTTGTCGTCGCCCTGCATCCAAGAAAGTTCCGATTTGGAACGCTCAATAAGGGCTTGACGCAAAACCGTGCGGTCTTGAGCCAGTTTAATTTCCTTATGTTGAGCTGGAAGATAGGTATCTCGCGCTTTGCGAGCTTCCCGTGTCTTTTCCTTGATTTCGCGTTTGGTGTATTCCTTGCCATCGACGTTAGCAACAACGTCGTCAGCAGCAAGGTCTTCACTTCGGTCGAGAATGTTTTCACCCCATTCAATGACTTCGTTCACCTGAGTAAACTTGGCTTGCAAGTCTTCTGATGTAGCAAGGTCTGAATATGGGTTATTTACCACTTTAGCTTCAAGTGGCTTCTCGTCGCGGCGGGCAACTTCAGCTTGGAGTTGGGCCAATTGTTCTTCAGCAGCGCGGCGCTTGGCGGTGAGTTCACCAAACCTAGCGACAGCTTTGCTTCCGAGTTTTGACGCAAGCTCTTTAAGCTCCGCTTCACTCATGTTTTCTATCTCAACGTCCTTAGAAAGAACTTTGGCTTCTTCTTGAACATCGGCTGATGGGCTTTCTGGAACAGGCTCTTGATGCTGTTCAGTAGGTTCCGCAGCTTCTGGCTCAGGAATAGGCTTCTCCTCAACTGGGGGTGGCGGGGGCGATTTTTGCGCCTTAGCAGCCTCCATTTGGGCTTTATACCTTTGAGTAACAAAATTACTCGCAGATATGTTGGATGTGTTCACTGGTTTTTGGGAGGCTCCAGCGTTAGCCATTTGGACTTCTGTTGACATTATTTTTCCTTAGCCTTTACGCCGCTAAGAATTGCGAGGCTTTATTGTAGCACCTCGCAGAATAATGTCAGAGTCGCTTGATGCGTTTCGCAGACAGAGCCATGTAATTACAGGTGGACAGAATTTCATCCAACGCTTGAATGCGCCCGCTTATCTCCCGAATACGACCTTCGTTTGCCCTGTGAAGCTGGGCAATCGCGGCCTCGCGGCCTGCTGCTACATAGTCAAGAAAGTCTAAGAACTGTTCTTTATCAGCCAGATAGTCTAGCTGTTGCTGGAGCGGATGACGTGAGTTTCCGAATAGTGCCATAAATTATTGTTGCTGCATACCCTGAGTGGTCATCTCTCCCATCTGAGCGGGAGCTGTGCCTAGCTTGCCAATCTGAGCGTTCTGCATCTGCTGTAAAGCAAATTGATATTGGTTGACGTACTTCTCTAGGCGAGTGCGGAAGCTCTCATCCTGTTGCAGACGTTGAGCCACATCAGGCTGCTGGGCATACTGCTGAAGCACCTGCATTGCGATAGACGCGCCATTAGGACGAGCACCCACCTCAATGCCAGCATAAATCTTGGAAAGGTCTTCTGTGACTTGCTTGACCACTTGCTGCTGCGCTTGCTCGGCTGGCTGCAAGATGGCATCGGCCATTACTGGATCAATCGACGAAGCCATTGCCTCTAGGAGAGCATCGGCATTGATGCGGCCATTCTTGTCCAGTTGCATCAAGCTGACAAACTGCTGCATACGATTTTCCTGAGTATCAGGATCGTTGTTCAGAATGTCGAAGCTAACAGTGATATCAAAGTCCTCGTCAGGGTTGCCCTTATTATACTTCATTGGATCGGCAACACCTGTAACACGGAAGAAAACCTCATCTGGGCCGAAGCGCTGATAGCATTTGAATGCCATCTTCAGAACATCACGGGCGTGATTGAGGAACTTTGAAACAAAAAACTGTTGGCGAGTCGAGGTGAGCGGATTGGCGGGATTGAGACCAACGAGGTCATCAGCCGCGAGAAGCATTGTCTTCTCCATCTCAACGCTACCTGGATTGTATTGCGGAACAGGGCCAAACGAGAACTCACCCGCACGGCGATAGGGAACAAAACGACCTGGCCCCCAATCCGCTGGAGGGTTGCCCACAGGGTGCATGATGGGAGGCAGCGTAGCCATGCTGTTGCGGTCTGTACGGCTATCGCGCTCGGTCTTAACGCTGTCCTGATAGCCACGAAGTAGCTCAGGGAACGTCTGGATGTCATACATCCGCTTAGAATCATTGCTCAAACGGGTTACAACAAATGGGTAGTCGTTGTACCCGTTCAGCAATTCAAATTTGGCGTAGGCTTGTGTATCTCCTTCACCCGTATACTTAGGGTGCATGATGGTGCGGTAGATGCCTTCGCTGCCATCTTCTGGGTCGATGAGACGCTGGAAGGCGTACACAATTTCAATGAGTTCGTCAGCGTTATACTGCTGGCGATATTTGGAAAGACCTGTGGAGCGAGTAGCATAGACGCTCTCCATGTTGTAGGTGTTCACGCCGCGAAAGTGCGTGACGACATATTCCGCCCAGCTCTCGTCCCAGCCATCAGAGGTGACGCGAGACAGCACTTCCTGCACGGTGAGGAAGGTACGATAGAAGACAAATGGGGCGCGTTGTGGGTCTAGGCAATAGGATGGGAAGAACACATCACCATCAGGGGCGCACGCTTGAACGTAGGGCCGATCAACGCTAAGGCGGCTAATGGGAAGCTCGCTAACACCCTTCTTGCGGAGTTCGCCCAAGGCTTTCTTGGCGCGGCTCTCAATGACATCGGGATAGACGGTGCGAAGCATAGCAATGACTTCTTTGTCATTCTTGCCTTCGATGATGAGCTGGGCTAGCTCTGGGCTGGTGGCTGCAATTTGCTGCAAGTCAATCTTCTGTAAGAACTTCTTCTCCATACGTTCCCAGCCAACGTAGGTAACCATCAGACCACGCTCTAACAGGTAGTTACCACCCAGCTCCATCTCTTCTTTGAAACGTGGGATGTAGGTGGACAGCATCCACTTGAGGAACGCACTCGTAACACGGGAACGGCTTTCGTCGCTATACTCCACGGGATAGGCGCGGATGTTGGCTTTAGCCAAGGACGAAGTGAAAATAGAAACGTAGGTGCTAATCTTCTCGTCAATGACACGGGCTTCCGTATCAGACGCACCTTCCCACGGAAACGCATCACCGCCATGCTTGCGGAGGTCGCTAGACTTACCAGGCCAATAGCAACGACGGTAGTCGCTACTATTCACACACTGATTGAAATAGGTGCCGAGTTCTGTGGTTGTCCTATCGTACGCCGCCTTCAGGGCAACGACGTTAGGGCCATCATTCTCGACAAAGGTCAGGGCGTGTTGCTGTGGAGTTTCTTGCATAATTTAGCATGTGAGATTGCGTTCTTTATGATACCACAAACGTATTCTTGTGAACGACCTATCTTATCAGACAGCTCATCGGGAAACAATTCAGCCGTGTTTTTTTCTCGCACACGCTTGTTATGTTCGTGCCAAAGCAACCTATCGCTTTGCTCTAGCAGCCACTTACGACTAATCGTAATATCAGCAGCTAAGAAACTCGTGTCGGTAGCTGGTGCCTGTTTCATCTTTAATTACTTCTACGTTAATGACTTTTCCTTCTAGCTTACCTGTAAATCGGCGCGGAATGGCTACGACGCATTTACCTTCGATGCCATCAATGGCTGCAAACACCCACTGAGGGTTGCGGGCTTGAGACTTAACAACGGCACGCAAGAACTTGGGTTGCTCTGGGCTAGCTGCGTTAAGTTCTTCGACGGACTTGAGTTTAACTTTGAGTGACTTAGCTTTCATTAGTATCCTCCTTGGGAACGAGTTTTGGGTTGTACTGTTTCATCTACAAAGCGAATGTTGTCTATGCAGGCGTAGCGAATGACATCGACAGGGTCTTTCCATGCTTCGTCGCTACCACCGTCTCCCGTGTATTCCTGCAAGGCTGTGATGATGTTGTCGCAACGCTCTGAGACGTAGAAGCGTGGACGATTGATGCTATCCATCTTTGCTTTGCGATTGTAGGCCATCTTGGTCTGAATGGCCTGTATGCCATCCTCGATGTCCAACCCTGGCGCAGCAATGAACGTAAGGCCGTTATCAGCTAAGTCCTCGATGATCGAGCTAGCCCCATTCTGAGACTGGTACTTGGCTGCACCAAGGCGTGGGTCAATGAGACGTTCTGTTATCTCCTCACCATTGTCGCTTTCACAGCGGGTAATTAGCTCAACGTAGTCTCCAATGCCATAGCCTAGTCCCTTACTGCCTTCGCCGCCAATCCACTTGCCGCCATGCCACTTAGCCCAGTCGCCCACATTAACATCGGGCCATTCACGATAGACGTAGTAGCTCTCGCTCTCATCCACGCCAATCCAGCACATAAACCAATTCTTCCGACCAGCAGGGTCAAGGATGAGATAGCGAGTTAAGTCTTTAGGAATGGCATCATGCTTGATGACGTTCACCTCGCGGGAGAACATAGGGAACCGTGTGGACGCGCTCTTCGTAGGAATGCCATAAGCACGGGTGAGAATTTCTTCCTCGCTCCGTCCTTTCAAGTCTTGGGCAATACGTTCATAACCTCCAAAAGGATTGTCCTTGGAATGGAAATAGATGATGCCGCTATTTCTATTTGCCGAGTGTTGTACAAACGGCACGGGTCTATCATTTAATAGTTCAGCAATCTTAGACTCAATTGTTCGCGCTTTCTCCAGATAGTCTCGCACAACCTCCGTGTAGCCATCAATGGGAGTGAATGTAACAATAATTTTAGCGTTTCTTGTAGCAAGTCGAAAGCGAAGAGTAGCAAGCAACTCAGGGCCAATGAGATACTCATCACACCAAGCGCC